TTACCCGCTACGTTCTCTTTTACAGAACCGCCTTCACTCAAATCATTTTCCAAGAACACTGTCTTGTTTGTGTAGGCATTGGATTGCAACTTCATTTCATTCTTAGCTTGTATTGCTAAGTTCTCATCTGACTGAATAGTGCATACACCACCGACTTGCATCTGGTAGTTACCATTCACTCTATCAAAACGGTCACCTTCGACCTCACTATGCATATTACCCTCAACATATATGTTTACGTCTCCAATAACATGTAGTGCCATTCGGTCAGAATTTACATCCTTACCAACTTTTATAACAAGATTATGGTCTGATAGAATATATGTATCATTATACGATACTAGATTATTGTTTTGATCCTGATCTAGGTTCAGGAAATTGCCATTTGCATTTAGCAAACGTATATATTCTCCATCTCTGGTGCTGTTCATCTCGAACATATGACCTATAGATGTAGACTGTACCCAGTTCTTTGGATATCTTATTCTTAACTTAGGTAGGAGATTATTAACAATAGTCCCGCCTAAAAATGGATTAATAGACATTAGTAACCTCCGTAACCACCTTGCTGTTGATTCTGCTGCTGATTGTTATCAGTCTGCTGAGTTTGTTGTGTGGTTTGCTGTGTAGTCTGTTGTGTAGTCTGTTGTGTATTGTCCTGATTTACTGGAGTTGACACAGGATCAGTAACAGTTGGTGTAGACACAGTGTTAGTTGTTGTGCTATCAGTTGTTGTAGAGGTATCTTGACCGTCTACTAAATTAAATCCAGTATCTTGCAATGATGTATCTTCATCCTCTTTCGTAGATTTTATCATAGGATGACCCACACAGTCAATATATTGTGTTAATGGTAACACGTTAGTCTCTTTGATTTCTCTAGGACTTGTGTAAATGTAAGATGTGCTTAATCTCGCACCAGTTCCAGTTCCCCCAGTTGTTGATGTGCCTCTATCCTCTACAACTGGTTTTACAAAACCTAATACTGGCGTATCTATAGTTATATTAATCAATCTTCCATCTTTATCTGTGGTTGCTGTTCCAATCTGTTGCTGTTTATCACCAACACCAATAGTAATGATTGGATCTTTATAATTAGTTCCCACGTTTGTAATATTTACATTATCTAACTTGGGTATGATATCACCGCACCTTGAATACAATGCTTTTGCATCTTGAGGTATCACTAAAGTTGGGAACTTGCTATTGAAATTCAATGTAAACTCATGCCCTGATTTAGTTTTTAACTGCAGTCCTGCAACGAAATTTGAATTGAATGATGGGTCTATAGTTGCTATCAACATATCATCTTCAGAATAGTCTGTATCCACTACTTGTAACACATCAGGGTTTCCTTCGGTAACTTGTTCTAGATACTCTCCATCATTAACAAACTGCTGCAATCCTACCTTTGGCACTGTGACTGCATACTGTTCTTTAGGGCAGAAAGTATCAGCAGGGTCAAATCCATATCCTATGCCAGGATTGATAACATCAACAGACTCAACCTTACCATTTACGATATTTGGTTTAAATTTAGCACCACCGCCTTCTGGTTCATTGCATGTAAACTGTGCTTTGATCTGTGCTTCTAATCCAACACCAGATCCTTTCTTTTGCATGAATACGCCAAGTATTTGTCCTATGTCATCTATAATAGGTAATGCTTTAACTGGACTTGTTGACTTCAAGTTATCCCATACCATTTCTGGGAAGCATGGTTTCTTGTTAAGGTTAGCACTAGAACAGTTAACTGCTGAACTTGCTATATTACCACTTGAGTCATAGAAGTTAATCCCCTCAAATTTCTCAAGAGGTCCTCGTGTATCAAATGAATTTTCTGATAATCCAGATGATACTCCAATTGAACTGCTAAGATCTGATAATGAACCATTCTTAGTGTTAAATACTTTCTTAATTCCATTGCGATCAACCACTGGTACAAATCCATTCTTGGGTTTACCATTACCAACAACTGATACTGAATTAGGAGGTTTGACTTTATATTGATCTATTTGTTTCTGTGTTGCATCATTTCCTTTTGCCTTTGCACCGATACCAGTCTCAAACACAGAAGCACCAATAGCACATGACAAAGCACCATCACAGAATAAATCTATAAAATCTCCTACCTTATTAAGTAGATTCTGTATTTTTTGTGCTGCACCTTTGATAGCACCAGTGACACCTTTCAATATACCCAATGCACCTTGTATACTATCCATCAACTTCTTCATAATCTCACCAAGTAAATTTTGAACCAAGCATAGTGCAGTGTCTAATACATTCTCTACCAAGTCTTTTAACATACCTTTGATAAAATCACCAAGTTCCCCTAATAATTGTTTGAATAGACATGATACAAGATCGCCAACATCCTTAAGTTGCGTTCTGACTGCAGTATCTAACTCTGGATTTGGAATACTAAGTTGATCTAGACCATCTTGCACAAGTTTATTAGTCTCTTCCATGACCACGCCCTTGATATTTGCAGTCAGTCCTGTAAGTTTCTTTTGTATGCGTTGTGACATGATGTTTATCTCATAGTCCATGTCAACAACAGAACCATCTAACTTATTAATAAATTGATCTATATCATTCTTTTCTACGCCACGAGCAAACTTCATAAACTCAGCAAGAGGACCTTCTAATTTTGTAGCAGTCTCTGATCCACACTTACCATTACCAACTTGAACTGTGACCTTTTGTTTTTCAGTTGCTAATGCCTGTTTCTCACTCTCCAATTTTGCAGGACCACGTTCATTCTTATCATCAGTAGAATTATGCGTATGTCCATCATTATTTTTTGGTGCTTCATCTACACCAGTTTCTTCATTAGTCTCGATTGTACTGCCTGTATTTGGCGATATACTACCATCGTCACTATGATCTGGATACTCATAGTCAGGTGATACTAATTGTGCGAATCCTTCTTCTTTACCACCTTCTACACCATAACCTCCGCCAGGATTTTCATCAGCAAGAGTTCCCATAACAACAGGGATTTGTGCAGATGTGCCATCCATAAAGAACCCAATAACCCAACTGTTGATCTGCAATTGATGTATAGATCCCATACCTGATCTCATGGAATATATTGGTGGCATCAATACCTGTGCCCATGGCAAATCTGTTGTAGGCAGTTCTTTTCTATTTGGATTGTGATATCCTACAATTCTAACCTTTACTTTATTAGTCCAATCCCAGTCACTATAATCCCAACCACCTAGTCCAAGTCGTGATGATGCGTTCCAAAATCTTCTACCATCATTTTCTACTTGTCCAATCCACCAGTTGAACCCTTCTCTACCTATAAAATTAGCAATATTTTCGTTCATCATGCTTCTTCACCGTCCGAGTCAGTAAATAATGTGAGTTTGGTAGTCATCTTATCTTCACTGTTTTTATATGTTCTTTCGACTTTGCCTATAACCCATTTACCAGAGTTAGCATAGTCCTGTTCTCTATCTCTACCCCCTTTGTATATGTCTAATTGTACAACCTCACCAATTTCTAATGAATAATCTGATACTAATTCTATAGTGCATTTTTTATTGTAAAATAATTTTTCCCTTAATGAGGATTGTGAGAGTTGTTTTGTAAAATCTCTTGTGTATATTCCTCTAGTAAATAATGCAGAGTCAGATATTTTAGACATAATCCTTGTATATGTGGTACTCTTATCAAATCCTTTATAGAATTCTGGTGTTCTACGAGAGTTCATCAATGGAACACTCCTATAATATTTATTGATGTTGAAAGGATATTCTTGATATTTCATGTCTCTTAAATCTAATGTCATAGTGTTACTTAGATAAGAACCCATATTCATACCCGCTAATAAATCACATGACGATTCTACAGTTACTTTTGATACTGATATAATACCTTTATCATCTTCCTCTTCTAACTCTGCTCCCTCATGTCCTGCAACAATTCTAGTAACAGGTTCTTTTTTGGCGAAAGAATCATATGAAACAAAATGATATCCAGACCTTGTTTCGTAGAAACAGTATCCTGCAGTTGCAGAAAATCCACTACCCCTTGCGGGTATTGCTTTTGCAGCTAACCACCTTATTGCTGTAAATGGATTCCAATATGGAGATATAAAGGAATACTTATTTAAAGTTGGTTCAAAATCTACAAGTCTATTTGGATCAATACCCATGAGATCTTGCAAGATCTCTTTCTTAACGATCCTATCTATTTTATTACCACCACCTTTACCAAATCTACGTGATATTTTATTAGCAGCGTTATTTAAAAAATCTGTTTTACATAATCTCAACACTGCTGATGACTTTCCACCTATATTTTTCCTATCTTGTATATCGTAAATAACAAAATCTCCACCTAATTGTGTTTTTCCTTCACTATCATCAACTACTAAGAATACGTTCTCCATACCTGTTAGTTGTGATAAGAAACCACTTTCAGTATCTGTTATCTGTACGTCCATAAGCATGGTAGCAGATCTTATATCCTCAATATAATTGACATATAACACCTGATTGGTGCTTACAGGAGGGTAGTCAGCAATGAAGAATCCAACTATATTAAAATTTGATTTCTGATTTACTGACATTAGAATTGTGATGTTGTATTGTATACGTCAAGGTAGGGAGAATCAAAAATCTCAGGTTGTGCAAGTTCACTACCTTCTTGTGGAGAAGGGGAGGGAGGAGGAGTATCCTCTCCAACTGTTACTCCTGCTGCAAGTGCAACTTGTTTTTCTGTCTTAGAATCTGCAGATTCTCTGTTTTCTTGTATAGTTTTATCAGTCAGTTCTGTTAAATTGACTGTCTGTTCACTATTTGGTGCGAATATATTTTTGATGCCACCAAATGCTTTCATACCAAGTTTTAAACCCATACCCATAGGTGTCATAC